GACATCTGGAACCTGCCGACCGTGCTCGCCGGGCGCACGTTGACCGCCGATGTCGTGGCGACGATGCCGATCGTCGCCGTCTCCGGTAACACCCGCATCCGCCCGACACCGACCGTGCTGCGCCGACCCGATCCGCGCGAGCCGTACCGGGTGACGATCGAGAAGATCGTCAACCAGCTCACCCGCCACGGGGTGTGTTGGTATCGGATCTACGACACCGGCGCCGACGGCTGGCCGTTGGCGATCCGTGTCATCGACCGGCCGCGTGTCGCCTGGCAGCTCTCCATGACCGGCGATGAGGTCACCAACGTGTGGATCGACGGGATCGAAACCGATCTCCGCAGCGTGCGTTACATCCCGTTCCGCTCCGACCCGGGCCCACCGGGCACCGCCCCGTTGCAGGATGTCCGCGAGTTCCTCGAGCAGTTGGTGGCCGCCTACCGGCTGGCCGCCAACTACTACGACATCACCGCCGCCGTACCCCCGTACGCCCTGAAGCATCCGCAACGCCAAACCGCCGACCAGGCCGCCGCCTTCATGGCGCAGTGGGAGCTGGCCCGTCAGGAGCGGCGACCGGCGTTCCTGTCCGGTGGGATCGAGCTGGAGGCGTTCACCAACACGTCTGCCGCCGACACCGAGCTGTTGGCGGCGATCCGCGAGCTCGACGCCGCCGCCGCCCGTGTGATGCTGATCCCACCCAGCCTGTTGAACGTCGAATCGCACAGTTCGTTGACGTATGCGACGACGCTGGACGAACTGCGCCGCTGGCTGACACTCACATTGAATCCGCAGTATCTGGCACGCATCGAAGCCAGTTTCAGTGATCTGTTGCCACGCGGTCAGCAGGCGGTGTTCGACACGTCGGCTCTGTTGCGGATGGACTTCGCGGCGCGGATCGCGACCTACGCCCAGTCGATCGCGGCTGGTGTCCACTCGATCGAAGAAGTGCGGGCGATGGAAGGTCTGCCACCGGCGCCGAGCCCCAACCCGGAGCCGGTGGCACCGAACGTGGAGGGCATCTGATGTTGACCCGTGAGACACCGATCGTCGCCGCCGACACCGACGCCCGCACCGTCACCGTGCAACTGTGCCGCTGGAACGACCCGCGTGACGTGATCGACCCGGACGGCTCCAAGTACCGCGAACAGTTCCCGCCCGGATCATTGGAGCTCGCCGACAACGTGCATGTCGCCGACCAGCACGGCGGGTCGCTGGTCGGACGTGCCGATCCCGACACCTGGACCGATTCGGGGGACGGCCCGACGATCGATGTCGCCGTCGCCCGCACCGCCGCCGGTAACGACGTGATGGCTTTGGTTGATGCCGGCGTGTTGCGGTCTGTGTCGATGGAGATCGAACCGGTTTCTCAACGCAACACGGGCGGGATCGTGACCCGCACAAAATCCACCATCCACGGTCTGGCGTTCGCGTTCCGACCAGCCCACGACGCCCCGATCCTTGCCATCCGCGAAAGGAAACCGAACATGATCAGCGATACCCCGACACTCGATCCGCCCGACACCGACGCCGCCCCGGTGGTCGGTGAGATCCTCACCGTCGACACGTTGAACCGTGAGATCGATCTGCTGCGCCGTGACCTGATCGCCGCCACACCCGGCGATGCCGGGCATCCGCTGACACGGTTCAGGTCGCTGTCCGAAGCGGTCGAAGCCGGCTGGAAGGATCTCGAGGTGCGCGGACTGCTACACCGGGCACTCGCGGATCAGATCACCGGTGACTCGCCGGGTGTGATCCCGCCGTCGTGGATCTCGACGGTGTTCGGGATCGTCGACCGGGGCCGCCCGGTGATCACCGCCTTCGGCGTCGACTCGCCCGGCGCGTCGGGGATGGAAGTCAACTGGCCATATTTCGACGGTGACCTGACCACGCTGGTCGGTCTCCAGGCAACTCAGAAAACTGCGATAACCAGTGTCGAAGTCCACATTCTGAAGGGTTCTGAGGATCTGTTGACCTATGCCGGCGGATCGGACATCAGTTATCAATTGATCCGGCGATCATCGCCGTCGTATCGCGACACGTACATGCGGATCATGTTCGCCGCCTACGCGGCGGTCACCGACAACGCCGCCGGCGACGCGATTACCGCCGGCCAGGCGATCGCCTACAACTTCGCGACCGACACCACGGGCGCCGCTCTGCGCGGCGCGTTGTTCGAGGCGTCGGTCCTGGTGCAGGCGGCGACCGGGTCACCGGCGTCGTTCGCGCTTGTCGCCACCGATGTGTTCGTCGCGATCGGCGGCATGACCCAGGTGTTCCCGATGCAGTACGGGACACAGAACATCCCTGGCACCGCCGACGCCCGATCCCTGTCGGTCAACGTGTCGGGGATCGAGGTCATCCACGACCCGTACCTGACCGCCGGCGAAATGTTCGTCTCCAACTCCGAAGCGGCGAGCTGGTATGAGGATGGGCCGTTCACGGTCGCCGCCGAAGATGTCGAGAAGCTCGGCCAGAACGTCGCCGTGTGGGGACTCGGTGCGTTCGGTATCCATCTCCCCGATGGCATCGTTCAGCTCAACGTCGCCGGCACCCCGGCCGCCGCCGGCGAAGCGGCACCGGCCGCCAAGAAGGCGCCCGCCAAGACGTGAGTATCCCGCCCGACTCGATCTACGGGCCGATCGAAACCCGGCTCGCCGAGATCGTCGCCCGGGTCGCCGACAATCTGCACGGCGACCCGGCCGACCCGTGGATCGCGTCGGCGGTGACATCGGCCGCCGTGTATGTCATCGACTACACCGACCGCAACGAAATCGGGTTACCGGCCGACGAGGTCACCGTCAACGGGCTCGTCGAGTTCGCGTCGAGGATCTACACCCGGGCGTTCAACCCCGGCGGCGCCACCGTCGCGATCGCCGACCCGAGCTTCACGCCGATCTTCCAGCCACGCGACCTGTACACCGGGGTCGACACGTACTTCAACCGGTTGAACATCGGATGGGGCATCGCGTGACCGTCGACGATCTCGCTCTGATGATCCGCACCGCGCTCGATGCCGCCGGCAAAACCAAAGTGCCTGTCGTCGCCCCCGGCACCCACGAAACCGTGATCCCCGCCGTCGCCATCCAACCCGGCGACGATGAAGTGCTCGACGGCAACCGGGTTCGTGAGGGTTACGAAATCGTGATCCTCGTCCCACGCAACCAGCAACCCGAACAGTACGAGCACCTGTGCGAGCTGCGGAACATCGTTCTTGTCTCGCTGTATCCGTCCCCTGTGCGTATCGACGGCCCGATCCTGTTCGACACCCGTGGTGGCGACGGGAGCGGCGATGCGCCCGCTCAAGCGAAAACCATCCCCGTCTCGTTCACCGTCGACGTCGACATCTGCTGAAAGGTGACCTATGCCCGCCTACGAAATCAACCCCAACAACGCCGGCACGATCGAGCTCGCCCTGGCCGGGATCACACCGCTGGTCGCCTACTCCTGTCAGATCACCCAGTGGAACGTGATCCCATCCCAGAACCTGACGACCACCCCCGGCACCTACTGTCAGGCACCCCACGACACCCCCGGGCTGTCATCGTGGGCGGTGCAGGTCGACTTCTTGCAGGATTGGGGCAACACCCCGAGCCTGTCGGCGTTCTCGGTCACCAACGACGGTGAGTTGTGCGACTTCGAGTTCACGTCGTCCAATCCGACTGCGGTGCCGTCGGTGACCGGCCAGATGTACATCACCGCAACCTCGTTCGGCGGCGCCCCCGGTGAAGTGTGGACCGCCGGTCAGCAGACGTGGCCGATGAAGGGTGTCCCGACCGTCGTACCGGACGCCTGATGTCGGGCGCCGCTGGGTTGGCGGCGCTGAACCGTCGCCTCGAAAAAGTCCCTGACGAAGCCGTGCGCGATCTGGTGCGCTGGTTCGTGCCGCGCTCCGAGCAGATCGGTGGGCGTGGCCGCTGGTTCGGCCGCAACGTCAAACTCTCCTCGAAGATCAAAAAGCGCTCCAAACGCGACACCGCCAACACCGTCGTCCTGCAGGGCACACCGGCCGCGTTGTGGTCGATCAAATCGTATGGGCGGCGCGGCAACTACACGGTGCGTGTCCGCCGCGCCGACGCCCTACACCTTCCGTCGGGCGCGGTGTTCGATGTGGTTCACATCAAAACCCCGACAAAAGGTGACAGACGTTGGGATCGTCTCGTCGACGAAGCCAACGACCGATTCGTTGATGTCGTCGCCCGGGTGGTCGACAAGCGGGTGATCCGCTGATGGCCACGAACCGCACCAACAAGGTTGAGGTTCAGATCACCGCCAACGACGAGGCGTCGAAAACGATCGACCGGCTGGAACGCAAGATCGACGGGTTGGAGTCCGACGAGGCGCGGATCATCGTCAAGGCCGACACCGAACGCCTCGAACGCCAGCTCGACAACGCCCGCACCAAACTGGAAGGGCTCGACGGTGATGAAGCATCCGTACAGGCGCG